TTTTGATTTAGGTATACCATTCTCCTCTCTCCAATCTTCTTTAATAGTCCAACTATCATCTCTAAGGTTATCAGATATTGCTTCATCTAAATCATATTCATTTAAATACATACCGCTATCTAAATTTCTAGGGGGAGTATCTAAAATTGAACCTTCACCGCTATATATTTTATAATACTCATTACCTACTTCATCTGATTCTACTTCAATTACTACTTTTTCTCCTAAAAATTTCATTTTATTCTCCTATTTCACTTGATAAATCAATATTATTTATTTTTTCATTACTATCTATTAGTCTTAATATCCTTAACTCAGCTCTATCTCTATATTCCTTATTTTTTGGTTTGTAATCCCAATTTATAACTATATCTTCTCTATCATTTCTACTATTATAAGATATATGTACATTAAAATGATACTTATAATCTATTGTGCCAAATATTGATTTATTATTTATTGTTGCTTCAAACTGTATAGTCATTGGTGTCATTTTGTCTCCTTTTAATTAAGGGGCAACCGATGCTCTGAGAATGGGAGTAAACGGCATTCTGATTGAGCCAGAGCGTTATGATTGCCCCAATTTATATTACTTAATTACCAGATGCGCAGCTATAAGAGCACCATTCTTCATCTTTGTTTTTCGGAATGAATATGTCATTACAAACTGAACATATTTTCTCTTTTGGCTCATCTGAATGTTCTTTTTCTTTTACTTTAAAACTACAATATATATTTATCATATTCCTAGTCTACTTGATACTTTTTTTAATTTTGTATCCATTAAAAGCATTTTATCTTTTATCAAGCCTACTCTATTTACAATTTCTGTATATGCTTTTAACATAATTGAAATGTTTTTTTCTATTTCTTCTATCTTCATTTCAATGGATATTTCTTTATTAACGTCACTTATTTTTACTACTTTCTTTTTAACTGCTTTTTTCATTTTAGTCTCCTTACTTGTGTTTTTGATGACCATTGGTGCTTACCAAGATAATATCTCTTATCTTCTTTTTTTATTGCTATAGGAGATTCTAGTACAATAACAGTAGAATTCACTTCTGTTTTTATATGTATTCCTATAGTACCAAATTCTGTTTCAAATGATTCTCCTACGTCAAGAGATTCAAGATATATATATCCTTGACTAGGCTTTGATTCCCATCCATCATTTAAAGCTTTCTTCACTAGATTTTTTATCGATTTCTGCTTGCCTTTTCTTTTCATGTATATCTTCCTCTATTTTTAATAATTGCTTTTGAAGTAATTTTATACTTGGGTCTTGTCCATCCCCACTATAATTATCAACTAACATTTTTACACTATAAAACATATTGTTAATTGTTTTTAATTCAGACAAAGTTAATTTAATTGTTACTACTGGTTCTTTCATTTCTATCCTTTACTTTTATTTTTAAAAAATTATAGGGAATATTCTTGTGTAAGGTATAAGTAAGTACTTCTTTGCTTTTATTTGTATGAAAAACAGTATGTATATGTAATAGTACAAACACTCAAATATTCCCTAAAACTTTAGGGCAATAGGCGCCAACCTTAAAAGATATCTTACCCACTGTGTTCAATAGTTAATAAAATTCCTCATTGCCCTAAATTTATAGGCGAATACTTCGTACTGCAATTAGTTTCGTATTCATTAAGTTGATATAACCACGTCTGGTATTACACGATTCAACACCTTCTCACAAGCACACTATTAAAATGGTAGTTCTTCTCCACTTAACTCATCTTCAGAAAGAGTATAACCACCCTCCCATTTTAACATTTTGACAGCTTTTAGAGATTTCCCAGATTGTGAGGTTTCTTCGTTTTTCCATTCAACCTCTTTTACTTCTATGGTGCATGGCTTACCAAGTAAATCAGATTCTTCTGCTTGACCTATTTGCTTATTACCATCTTTATCCTTATTGAATTCTATGCCAAGCAATTCACAAGTGTTAACATAGTTTCTATTCTTCCATTTTTCTGCCCCTGGATTTGGATTTAGCCAAACACCTTTCTCTAGTCTAAACTCTTTACCAGATATGAATTTCCCATTCAATGTCATTGGGTTACCATTTGAATCTGATACTTGAGTTGCTATTCCATCTGAACCAAGCTGTAATTTTGGTACATTTAATTTGGAAACTTCTTTTGCTACTTTAAAAGTAAGATTATATACTGTATTTCCACTATCAAATGTTCTCATTACTACTCCAGTTACATGAGCTGGGTATGCTCCTGGTGGTGTTACAACTATTCCGTCTTCTGCATCGTTAAATGTTAAATTGTCTATTGATTTCATTTGTTATTTCTCCTCTTGAGTGTATTTTTGTGATAATTTAAACCATTCTTCTCTGAGAGTAATCATTTCTTTATTTAATTTCTCTCCCTTTCCTAGACCTCGAAAGTACATTGTAGGGTATACTTTATTTTTACCACTTAAAATGAACCTTTTGGTACTATTCCTTTTTCTACTTACAAGTCCTTTTTTTCTTAAAGTTTCTATTGTTTTTTTATCTAAAACTCCAGACTTTAAGAGTTCTTCTGACTCTTTTACTGTTACTTTTCCCATTATTCTGTCTCCTTTTGGGTTTTTTCTGAAATTTCCAAGTCCTTTTCTAGTGAAAAACTGTGATAACTTGGATTAATTTTAAGTTCTTTATTACCTTCAAGTGTTTTAAATACAAGAACTGGTTTTCCATTTAATGATTTCTTTCCTACATATACAACATTATCAAATTGACTTCCATCGCTTTGTCCTAATATGTAATTATGTCCTTCTGTATATAAATCATCATCATCGAAAGTATTTATATTTATCATATTAATTGTCTCCTTTTTGTTTTATTAATCTATTTAACTTTGCTTTTGCTAATAAGAAATTTGCTTTATGAAGTTTTTCTTTTTCTATTGCATCTCTTATTTCTGTTTCTTTTTCAATCCCACATTTACTTGATAGAATTATTAATTCATCTTTTTGTTTCTCATCAAGTGGAGAGAAAAATTCTTTATGATATATATCATCTGCTATATTGCATAATCTATTTACAGCTCTTTTAAATGCATTTGTGTTAGCACTTGCTATATTCTTATCAATATCAACTACATTCTCTGGTGAATGAGGTGCTCCTTTTTTAAATTGTACTCTTGCTCCTCCATGTGATGCAAATTTTCTAAGTACTCCACCTTTATCTATTATTTGTAATTCTCCACTTACTATTACCCATTCAGAGCCTAGAAATTCATATTTCCCTTTTGTCCAAGACCATATTGGGAATAATTCATTTAATCTTTGTCTCATCCACCCTTCTTCTACATAATCAAATCCATCAGCCCTTCTTTTTACCATATTTTTAGGTGTCTTAGTATGAGATATTTCTTCGTGATTTAATTTAATATCACTTTCAATGTTTTTGATATCTAAGTTATTCATATTAGATACTGATACGCTTTTGTCCATTTGTGTCTCCTTTAGGTTTTAATTGTTTATGCAATTTATTAATATTTTTCTTAGTTAAATTTATTTTTATCATTTCAAATACTAATAAATCAAAATTTGAATCAATTTTATTCTCTTTGATTCTATTTTTTATTTCTTTTATCATATGTGACATTCCTTCAATCATACCTTTTGGATTTTCTTGCCACATACTGAAGAATAAATTATATTTATGATTAAACATTATAGTTGGTAGTCCTATTAGATATGCTAAATGATTATATAACATCTTTATTGTATTCATAAGATGTTTATCTTTCATATCTTTTAAAAGTAATTCCTGCCCTTTAGAGTCTTTCCATATAAATTCATTTAATTGCATATTCCCTCCCAATTACAATATTTGCATTCCCAATGTATAAAAGGAACTCCATAATCTTTTTCTCTTTTAAGCGATTCATTTATTTCAAATGGAGTAGTGTTTTCTTTTATATTGTTCTCTTTAAATATTTCATTAAGATTTTCCCAATAGTCTACTGCTAATGGTATTGATTTTTCTATGGGGATTGGTTGTATTTTAATTATACTATCATCTTTTTTATACCATATTAATTGCAATTCTATATTTTTAACATGCTCTCCATATACATTGTTTAATGCATCTGCATATGTACCTAATTGCATTTCATATTGATAAGATGGATTTTTATCTCTATTTTTTAATTGACCAAATCTTTTTCTCCATTGGTATGAGTTAGCAGATTTAAAGTCTATTACTACTAAGTTGCTATTATCTCTATCAATGTATGCAAAATCTAAATGCCCTCTTACATTTAAAGATTTATTAATAACTTCTTGCTCTATAAATACAATATATCTTCTTTGAAATTCTGCATCATTTAACATTTTATCTTTAATGCATTCTTCAAAGTCTTTATGTATTAAGTCTCCTAGCCTGAATACTCTTCTTGTTTTTTCATCTATGTCTTTAGATTTTTTAGAGTTAGTATACCTAAACATTTGTTTTTTAAAGCAATTCCCAGCACTACTTGCTTGGAAATAATTTTCTTTACCAGCGTATCTAATCTTTGTATTAACTATGCTTTTATGCTCAAGATAGTTTGATAGCATATCTATAATATTCATTATGTACTCTCCCTAAGTTATTGAATTTAATAAACTTACACGAATTTAACTATATATATCTTTAATCATATTTTTTTGAAAAGATTTTCTTTTGTTATAGTTTTCTCCTCTTAATGTTTCGTCTTCTTTTTGTATCTTTCTTCTTGCTCTTGTTATAGAGTCATAGTCTATTAATTCTCTTTCATTCATAGCTAAGAGTAAGTCAAACGCACTCATTTTTTTTATATCTCTTGTTCTAGATATTTGTTCATACCATATATTTGATACTAATTTTCTATCATCATCTCTTAAGGTAGGTTTTTCAATTAACAATCTCATTACTTTTTTCTGTATAGATTTAAATGTTTTCATGTTCTCTCCTTTTTATGTGTTTAGATGTTTATCAAAGATACTCATATCAGTAGAGCTAACTCTTGTAACTTGCATATGCTCTATATCTTTAATATCTTTTTTAAATACAATGTTTTTATTTTTATTGTTTTTAGTTTTATAATGATATATTGATAAAATATTATTATGTATTTTAAACCAAAAACTATTTAGACTATATGCAGTATGTTTTAACTTCGACTTAATAAGTCCATTTTTATCTCTATGATATATTATTAACATATTATTCATTTTAATTATACTCCTTTTATGCTTCAGCTGAATTTTTAAATATGTTTTTAAGTTTATCTGAATTTACTGTTTTTATATGATTCATAACATCTTCATCTGATAATTTTATTTCATCTTGCAACATATATAGAAATCCACTTAAAGATTCTACTGCATTTTTATCAAGTATTCTTATCTTGCCTTTATTATTTTTTTCAAGTCTACATATAAGCTCAACATTCATTGATACAAGCTCAAGTGCCATTATAAATAGTGCGTCTTTAGATTTCATTTATTACTCCTTTATATTTTTCATTAACTCTTTGTATTTACATTCAATGGCGTACAACTCATCATAGCACTTATCAGAGTTAAAACTATGTTGATTGTCATTGTATATTGTTCTATACATATCTTCAATACGCTCCCAATCATTGTAACTCCAGACAATCTTACCATCTACCTTATGTTCACGATAGTTATCTATATGATTCCAACCATTGATTCTACCATAGCTATTAATAATCAGCTTTAGTCTAGCTAGATACATTAGCCAAGAATGTTTATTTGTAAGTTTATGTTTTAGTTTGTTAGTCATTGTTTCCTCCTTTTTATCTTGTTACCATATTTCAAATCCACCAGATTTCTCACAGAATTTCTCAAACTCTATTATATTACTTTTATCAAATGAATAATCATAGTCTTTATTTTCTTTTTCATACTGAGTAACATATGTATCAACAACACCTTCTTTAATCAGTCTTCTTAATCTTGAAGCTATTCTTTTAGATTTAGTTTTAGAAATGATATGTCCATTATTATAAGTACCACTTATTATATCTTTATCAGAAAGTATATTACCACAATATAATACTATAAACTTCCATAAAGGATACCACCACCATACATTATTTCTAAAGTATGTGTTTTCTTTTGAACTAATACCATATAAATCAAATCCCATTATTAATTCTCCTTTTCTTGTTTTTTAAATCCATTTTTCATAGTCTGTTCATACATACCAAGCAATATATATATTGAACCTTTCTCTACCTTTCCATAACATAAGGCTGTTATGTATTCGTCCATCTGTTTAGGGCTTTCAAATTCCTTAAATATAGATATTTTTTGTGTTTCCATTGTATTACTCCTTTTGTTTAAAAATAAGGCTGGAGCCATAACATTGTATCTGCCATTCTCAGATTGTAAGGACTATAATGCCACAGATATATTTAAATCTGCACACCCTTATCAACTGGCAATACCCAGCCTTTTTTTTTGGTGATGCAAGGCTTTTACTCCTTGTTGTTGATATTCCATTGCCAAGGCTATACCGATGCTGTTAATAGCGTTACTCTAGAGTTCGGTACATGACTGGACACAACACATCACCTTATTAGAGAGAGACCACACTTAACTAGTACTCATGGTAAGTACTCATGGTACTAATACCCTCTTTCCTAGTATATTAACGAATGGTGGTTTTAGCCGTAACTCTCTCGCATTGAGCCGCTCACTTTATTAAACTATATATTTCTTTCTGTAAATTTATGTAAATTATTTTCAAGTTCCCTTTCAACTATATTACTTTGAAGTTCTTCAATAATTCTTTCGTCCCTTCTTATAGCAAATATTTCTCCTATACTAATTATAAACATTATTGTTAGTATTATAAATAGCCAATTATCATATAAAAAGTTTAATAGTATTGTGTTCATTGTTCTCTCCTATGGTTATTATTTAAGAAATTATCATATTTAATTATTAGTTTATCAACTGTTGATTGTAGTTTGTCAATTTGGTATTTTAGATTTATATTTTCTTGCTTTCTTATTGACATATCAATAGATAGTTGGTGTAAATCACTTGATAAAGTATTCATATTGAATTCATTTTTTTTACTCACTAACATTATCCTCCTTTATGAATTCGTAAGCAACGCTCACAATCCATTTAGACATTTCATATAAAGATATGCAAAGAGTTATTTCTAAGATTGTTTCAAGCATAATTATTCTCCTTTGTTTTTATATGTTTTAATTTCTTTTTGTAGATGACCAATAAAACTTTCTAATCTTTTACTGTATGTTTTTTTATAATCTAATGCTTTCCTCTCAGTCTTAAGTTTTCGGGTTAAATTAGCAATTTCATTATTTTTTCTATCTAAGTCTTTTTGTCTTTGGAATGCTATAAATTTATACTCAGTAAGGTTTGCTATAAGTGTATTTACTACACAATTAAGTACTGAGTCACTATCAAGGTTGCTTAATTCTTGTATAGCTTTTGATTTTATTATATCATTTGCCTCGTATATATCGCTATTAATTGAATGATTTCTTTTCATTTTATATTCCTCTCTTAGATTTAAGTTAAGGTCTGAACCATCAAAGTATGAGAAACTTTAGGAATGACTCCAATAGTTTCTAAAACATCTCTAACACGTTCAAGTTCTAACAAGTTATGATTAATGTTGTCTTTATTATTATTTCTTTCATCTTTTAGTATAAAACCAAGGGCTGATGTAAACCCACTGCCGTTTTTATATTCTGCTCTATATTCATATTCTACGCAGTTTTCTAGTCGACAATCAACTTTAGTTAATTTATATTCCATATCTTTATGAAAGTCTGTGCGTTCTAAAAGTTCAGATGATTCAATAGGTGATGTAAATGTCCTATATTTGTCTAACCCTAAGTAATCGAAGTATGTTGTTGTCAATATATCTGTTAATAGAGATGGTGTTTCTGTAATCATTGGATTTGTCATTAGTTATGTTATCCTTATTGGTTTATATGTTGTAATCCATGTGGTATAAAGGGCTCTATATTATGTGGAAAGGAAGTGTATGTATATTTAGACACTAACACTCAATAAAGCCCTATATACTTTAAACTTAAAAGGGGAAAATCCCCTTCTTACTACCCAGCAAGTTCCTCAAGAGTGTTACACTCTAAGGTTAACTTACGAACTTTCTCGAATTGCTTGATGTGTTCCTTGGGTACGGTCATAAAGTGTCTGTCGTTTGTGAATGAGTAGATTGTGTTGTCTCCGTCTTCCACAACATTAAGTGTGTACTCAACTACAGATGGAATCTTACAGACCTCACCTTTTGCTCTGATGATGTTGTTACCTTGCAATCTGATTTGTACTTGTTTCATTTAAGTCTCCCGTTTTTTTAAATTGAAAAAATCTATTTAGGGGTATCGGGTGTAAGTATATGTCTACATATCATTTCGTAATAATACTTGACAACCACATGGGCATTGTTATAAATTATATATATTATTATATATATATATTATATATTATATATATTATATATACATTATGGCAGCCAGTTTAAAGAGTTTAGAAATGTTACCTATGGAGCTTCAAGAAATGATACTTGAAGAATTTTCAACATTTACTGATTGCGAATACATAGAAATAGATGGAACAATATATTCTGTACATAAAAAGGTATCTAAATTGATAGATGCATTGGTATCTGGGAGAAATAAAAAAGATGAAAAGCCAAAGTATAAAGGGTAAAAAACATTTTGTCTTTGAGAGTGAAGAAGAGTATAGAGAGCATTTTAAAGATAATTCCGTTTCAGATATTGTTTACTGGAAAGATGGGAAAGAAGGTGATTGGGTAAAGTCTGATGATGGTGGAATTGTCCAACTACTTAAAGTATCAAATAGCATTAGTCATCCAAATGATAGAAAAAACTATAAACTCAATAAAGGTTGGTGTAGAACTATTGTTGGAACTTTTCTTATTAATGAAAAAAGTGAGATGGATACAGATTTTGAAATGCATAAAAATAGATATACTTTTTCTAAGACGATTGAAAAAAATAATAAAAAAAATTTTAAAACTAGAAAGAATCCAACTAAGAAAGAAAAAATATTCGCAACAAATATTGTTGCTGGGTACGGTCCAGTTAAATCATATATGGATGCTTTCAGAGAAGACAATGAATCTTTAGCCCAAAAAAAGGCGGTAGTATTATTGAAACAAGAAAGAGTAATGAAAGAAGTTGAAAAAGGCGTAATGGACGTTGCGAAAGAAATGGGATTAGACCATTCTTTTGTTTTAAGAAAATTAAAGCATTTAGCAGATTATAGTGAAGATGACAATATCGTTCTTCAATCGACTAAAGAAATAGGGAAAGTAATAGGAACAACTGGGACAACAGTAAAACAAAGAGAAATGGGGATAGTTGGTATGTTTCAAGGTTTTTCTGGAGACCATTTAAAATTAGCAGAAAGAAAGGAGATAGACAGTAATGGATAAATTGAGCAAGAAACTCGAAGAATTAAAAATGCAAAAAACAGAGATAGAGTTTACATACCATCAAGTAATTGGGGCTATAAAGGCTATTGAAAGTTTAAAAGAAGAAGAAGTTAAAGAAGACTCTAAAAAAACTAGCAAGTAATGACATTAGGGGAAAGTATTAAAAAGTTAAAAAATGAATGTAAGAATTCAAATTATAACTATATAATGACTAACCATGCTTATTGTATAGATAAGTATACAAGTCTATATGATATTATTCAAAAAATGGAAGTACCAGAATTAATAGGAGAGTCTGAAAGTGAAAAAACAGAACACAGTAACAAAGCATGATATAATTAGAGTTCTCAAGTCACATGAATCAAAACTCAATTATTTATTAGATACTGTTAATATTTTAAGTTATACTATAAAAAGTTATATCAAATACAATAAAGATGAAGTTAAATTTAAAAAATATTTAGAAAAGCAAAATGAAGAAAAAGAAAAGAAAAAAAATATTAAATCTTAAATTCCCTTACCCGACAAGGAAAGATTCAACTTCAATCTCGTCTTTTTTTATTAAGTATATTTTAAGTGAACATAAACTCACAAAACACATCTCAAGCTGAAGAGGCTTTACTTTTAGCTAGTAAAGATTTAATAGCTTTTGGTAAACTTTTTTTACCAGATGATTTTATGAGGAGTGAAACTCCTTCATTCCATTATGAGATGGCTGATGCTATTGATGACATGAGTGTAAAACAATTAGGTATAGTATTACCTCGTGGGCATGGAAAAACTGTATTAACAAAAGCATCAATTATTAAAGATTTTGTATTTTGTCCTAAAGATGATATGCATTTTTATGCTTGGGTAGCTGCTACTCAAAAATTATCAGTAGGTAATATGGACTACATTAAACATCATTTAGAATTTAATGAGAGAATATTATATTATTTTGGTAGTTTAAGAGGTAAAAAATGGACAGAGGAAGATATTGAACTTACCAACGGATGTAAACTTATTAGCAAATCCAATGTCGCAGGGATTAGGGGAGGTGCAAAACTCCACAAGAGATATGACCTTATCGTACTTGACGACTTTGAACACGAAGCGAATACAATCACAAGAGAAGCTAGGGATAAGAACTCTAATCTTGTCACGGCTGTTGTTTATCCCGCTCTTGAGCCTCATACTGGTAGGTTGCGTGTTAATGGCACTCCCGTACATTATGATTCTTTTATTAACAATCTTATCATCAACCATGAAAGGGCTGTTGCAGATAAAAAGAAATTTGCTTGGAAGTTGATTACCTATAAAGCTATACTACCTTCTGGTGAGTCTTTATGGCCAGGCTGGTTCGATAAGAAAAAATTAGAAGAAAAAAAGAAATTCTATCAAGACTCTGGGCAACCTCAAAAGTTTTATCAAGAGTATATGATGGAAGTTCAAAATGCTGAAGATGCTTTATTTACTAGAGAACAAGTTAAATTTTGGAAAGGATATTATGAATACAATGAAGAAGAAAGTCAAAACTATATTACTATTAATGGGGAAAGAATTCCAATTAATACTTTTCTTGGCTGCGACCCAGCTACAGATATTAATACAAAAGAAGCCGATTTTAGCGTTATTATGTGCATTGGTATTGATATTAATAATAATCTCTATGTCTTAGAATATGAAAGGCATAGGTCAATCCCTACTATTGGCCCCAAAAAATCTGATGGTACTTTTTTAAATAAAAAAGGTGTTGTAGATTATATACTTGAAATGCACCAAAAATATCATTGTTTATCGTCAACTGTTGAAGATGTTGCTATGAATAGAAGTATATTTCAAGCTTTAAATGAAGAAAGAAGGAGATTGAATAAATTTGATATCGCTGTTATTGCTGAGAAACCAGGAGGTACAAATAAAATGAACAGGGTATATTCTGGACTTTCTGGTAGGTTTAGCATGGGAACAGTACATTTGAAAGAAAATATGTTTGATTTAATTAATGAAATTGTTACATTTGGCCCCAGAATGGCGCATGATGATACTATTGAAACACTATATTATTCTCAGCTTCATGCTTTTCCTCCGAATATGCGAAAAGATAAAGAAAAGAATACATGGTATAAACCAAAAAGAACCGCTAAGAATTGGATTGTCGCATAATATGTTGGTTAAGGAATGGTTTTCTAAAAAATATAATTGTTCTATAGGTCAAATAGATAATATGCTAACCTTAATAGGTTATGTAGAGTCTAAGAATGTTGTAGATTCTGTGCAAAAATCTAACATTTATGATAAAGATGGAAATAAAATTAAAGGCAAGTTTAAGGATGGCCCTGGTAGGGGGTTATTTCAATTTGAAACAAAAGAAGGGTCTGGGGCTTTCCAAACTGCTTTAAATAGGATAGAAAGATTGTATAATAAAATATTATTTAATGAAGTTCCTTATTGGATTAAAGAGTCTAAGTCGCATGATAATGCATCTTTACTTGATAAAAAGGAGCAAGAGGATTTACTTCTTGCAGACCTTTCAATGAAGAAAGTTAAAAATATATCTGGATTTGGAGATATGTTGATAAAAGACTCTTTTAAAAAAAATGATTTTAAAGAGTTATGGTTAGAAGCGCATTGGGCTGGAGCAGAGAAGGGAAGCGAAGACTATATTAAAAAATCAGAACAATGGGATAAGGAAATGTTAACTTTTTATAGCTAATTATGAATTACAAAGAAATACCAATGAATAAAATTAAAGGGATACGAAAATCTCTTAACA